CTAGGCACTCCACCCCAAGGCGATATCGCTATGTCGGCCTACGGCAGGGTGTGGGTTGCTGGTGTACAGGGTTCGCGGGCTATCGTATACTGGTCTGACCTTTTAATAGGAGCGGCATGGTCAGGTGGTACGTCAGGGTCTTTGGACTTGACGAACATCTGGCCGACAGGCAACGATCAAGTTGTCGCTATAGCAGCACATAACCAGAAACTGTTGATCTTTGGTTCGCAGAGTATTTTGGTGTTCGGGTCTCAGAATGCTGACGGCAGGCTCTCTGACCCGGCAGCCGATTTACTATTTGAAGATGGTATCGTAGATATTGGGTGCGTCTCGAAGAGAGGCTGGACAGTAGTAGGATCGGATCTGTGGTTTATTGACTACACCGGACTGCGCTCACTGGGCCGGACGATACAAGAGAAGTCTCTCCCGATAGGTGATATCAGTCGTAACATCAATACGATATTCCGTAACCAAGCACGTACAGCGGACACTAACTCCCGACTGTTCTACTCACCTGATGACGCCATGGTCCTTGCGATGTTCACTAATCAGCGAGTGATCTGGTGTTTCGATACGAGGCAGAAGCTGGAAGATGGGTCCGCACGAGTGACTCGTTGGGTGTCCCTGCCATTTGTTTCTGTTGCCCGATCCTTGAACGGCACAGTATGGTGGGGAGACGCAAGAGGGATCAGTGAATACGCCGGGTACATAGACGCGGCATTGTCAGATGGGACAGGGGGCCGGTCCTTCCGGATGCGTTACTACCAGCACCCTCAGAACTTCGGGCAAGACTACGCTACGCACTTGAAGGTACCCAAGGAAGTAGACTTTGTAATAGGAGGGGGTCTGGGTCAAAGGGCAGTATGCCACTGGGGATACGGGTACACTAACCGCTACCTCAACCAGTCATTCACCTTGGACTCTACCACCCCGGACTTCTATAACATAGACGAGTTCAACATCACCACAGCGGACGACCCGGATGACCCTACTGAGTACGGCTCTGGTGGTGTAATCGGGGAGTACACTATCCCCCTGTCCGGCAGCGGGGAGCGCCTTAGCATTGGACTAGAGGCGAACGTACGAGGCGAGAAGCTTTCGATACAAGAGATAAACATACAGACTAAGATAGGGAGAATGCTGTAATGGCTGACTATCAGAAATCGACTGACTTCGCTTCCAAAGATCTCCTGCCCACAGGAGACCCTAACAAGGTAGTTGTCGGTGCAGAGATTGACCAAGAGTTTGAAGACATTGAGACTGCCATCATCACGAAGGCGGACATACATAATGAAACGCACACAGGCGATCACACCTTTACTGCTAATGTGGATATCACAGGAACGCTGGTGGCGGGTCTCATTGACGGAGGTACGTTCTAATGGCTAATTGGACTTCTGCCCTGATCTCAGGGGCGGGGCTATGGAATCAGCTCGACAGATTCGACGACCTCGGTAGCTACGTAGAAGGAGAACTCGGGGAGCAGGCAGCTTCTGCGATTGACGGCAGTAGATTCACACCCTTTACCGTATCTGGATTCGGGGGCAGCGCCACAGCAGGGCCGGGAGGGATTCAATCCAACCAAGACCCAGCTTCTCTGAACCAGTCCAATATGTTACAGGGACAAGCTAACCAGTTCTTTAACAGCGCATCAGCGGATCAGTCAGGCCGTGAGCAAGGTATCTTCGACAGCATACGTGCGATGCAACAGCCCGGGGAACAGCGTCAGATGATGGGGATGGAGTCCCGTGCTCAAGGGCAAGGACGACTCGGTATCTCTGGTGCTAACTACGGGGGTGGTACTCCTGAAATGCTTGCGATGCAGCAGGCTATTGCCGAGAACAGGAACAACGCAGCTTTTGAGTCTATGAACATGGCACGTTCACAGCAGATGCAAGATGCAAATATAGGAAGTCAGTTCCAGAATAATTCATATCTGCCTCAAGCGCAGATGATGAACATGATGAATCAGGGTATGCAAGGCGCACAGATGAACCAAGCAGGCCAGCTCGCGGGGATGAACCTGTCCTCTCAGCTCAGGCTGGGTCAAGTACAGAGCCAAGTAAACAGTGAGAAGATCAGGGCAGAACTGATGGGTGGTTTGTTTAATACTATCGGCGGGGCCTTCAACAGCAACAACTCTGATCCTCTTGGGGATATCGGAGCACGGTTCGGCGGCTGGTTAAAAGACAACATTTTTGGTTAAGGAGGGCTTATGGCTATTCAAGGTGGTTTGTTTCAACTGGCGCAGACTATGGGTATGCCTTCCCAACTCAGCGCACAACAACGGGGTATCTTTGATGTAATGGGGACGGCGTTAGCACCGCAGTCAGCTAGGGTTAACTCGGGGGACCCCGCATCTTTTCGGACGGCTGCCGAAAGTGCTATAGAAAAGGGGGATATGGCTCAGGCCAATCAGCTTATGCAGATGGGGCAGCAGACAGAGCAGCGTCAGGCCCAAGGGCGTGAGCAGAACATTCGTAAAGCCTACGCCCAGATGTCAGCATCCGGGAGGGGGGAGCAGTTCGAGGCGGCCTTGGTACAGGGAGGTGAGGGGGATCTTCTTGCTAAGATTCTGAAAGAGCAGAGGCAGGCTACCCTTGATACCCTAACGTACGGTTCTGCTGTTGATGCCGACCGGGTCAAGGAAATGCGGAACTCTTACTTCTCTGCCGAGACGGAAGAAGGTAAGGATCTGGTACTAGAAACCATGAAGAAGTCCGGTTACGGGGAGGCTGCGAAGGACATTCGACAAGCCGAAGCAACTCAGAAAATCAAAGACTTTGATACGGAACTCAGGCGTGGTACCGAACAGTACAACGACAAGATAGCGCAGGCCAAGACAATTCCTGTACCCACTACCCAACAGGGCCGGGATCGCTTGAAGGCGGAACTCGGTAAACGGGACCCGGATCTTCTGGCTGTGTATGAAGAACAGGAACTGAAGATACTGAACGCCAGAGTGCAGCTTCAAAAGGCACAGGAGAAGGCAGGCACTTCTGAGGCATTCCCCGAGAAGTTCTTTAGCGACTTGCCGATGAGCCATCAGTCATACCGTTCTCTGTACAGCGTCGCACCTGCTGAGGCAAACAAGGCGGCCTTGAAAGCGTACGAAGCGTCCCTTCGTTCTGCCGAGGGTAAATCGGCTGCGGCTTCTCAAGCCATTCCTTACCTTCCGTCGGCTATGTACACGCAGTTACAGAACCTGTTCGATGAAGTTAATCATGTAGATGGGTTCTTTATGGATAGCACAAATGTAGACGAAACCACCAAGCAGAGGGTTGTGCAAGAAGCTTGGAGGTCGATGGTAAGAGAGGGGGTAGCCCCCGATGAGGCTATGAGGAGAGCTATCGGAAACGACGATATGATGTTACTTATTAAGGCAGGTCTGTAATGAAGATATCCGAATCACAATTCAATGCCCTTGCTGAACTCAGGGGCTGGAACCCTGAGCAAAGGAAGAAGGCAAGGGATGTGCTCGGAGGGGGTGGGAGTGCCTCCGAAACAATTCGGGGATTTGCTGGTATCCCGGCGGAGGCCATGACACTTGGTATATTGGGTGACGAGGCACGAGCAGCAGGCCGAGCAGGTATTGCTGTGGCCGCTGACGCACTCACCGGCAAGGACCTTGCTGGGTCTTTCGGAGAGGAGTTCAAGCTTGCTCTGGCAGACGAGCGTCGGGTAGAGCAGCAAGTGTACAAGGACTTTCCTGTTACCGCAACAGCGGCGCAGATCGCCTTCGGGTTGGTCCCTTCTATGAAGGTAGCTCAGGCTGCTGGGGTAGGTAAGTCATTCGCAGGAGGCGCAGCACGACAAGGCGGGGCTGCTTCTGTCGAGGGTGCAGTGTACGGGGCAGCCGAGGGCGAGGGTCTCGAAGACAGGGTAAGTGATGCTGCGAAGTTCGGTGCTATCTCAGGGGCCATAGCAGGCCCTCTGGGGGGCATTGCGGGTAGGTCTGTCGGAGCTATAGCTAACGAGAAAGCTGCGACTGACGCGGCTCTCAGGGGCCTTGAGGCGGCTCGTGTGAGACTGGCCACTAGCGAGGAGCCGGAGGTATTCAAAGATATCGTTGACGGCGCTAAGAGGAGAATGGATGTCAAGGCTCTTCGGCACCTGAACATGACAGGTGACGAGTTGACCGGGGAGGCTTTCGAGAGAGCCTTTAAGGAGACGGCTAATGACATGGGGCTACCTCTTCGGAGACTGCGCCAAGCTCAGGAGAAAACCGGGGAGGGCCTGAACTATCTTGGGGTACTCCCCGAGGATTTCATACAAGAGGTCGAGAGGTTCGTCCCCGGAAAGATGTCGGCTGCTAAGAAAGGCTGGGCCAAGAGGCAGTGGCAAGACAAGATAACACCTATCGTTAAAAAGGCCGAGCAGGTAGTAGGCCCTGAGTTTGCTGGTCAGATGCAGTCCTATGCTACCAAGGTGGCTAAGAACAATGACCGTATCACCACTTTGTATAATGACAAGGCAGTCCAAGCATTCCAACGTGTCATTAAGAATGACCTTACAGGAAGTATAAGGCAGTCCCTGTTGAATATGTCGAACGTAAACTTGGAGGAAGCTGACCGTCTTCCGTGGATGCAGAAGCTTGCAAAAGATCTTAGGACCGCTGACCCAACTGCTCTTGAGGGTTTTGTTAAACTCAGGAGTGCGGTATACGCCCAGCAAATTGAGAACTCTAAGAACGTGAACTCGCACATGCTTCTTGACTCGATGTATATCCCCGCTAATTTCAAGTCAGAAGCGAGTGGCATCACGAGCAACACTGCCAGCCGAGGGTCTCGGGAGACTAACGCTATGGCGCAAAAGCGTGGCGTAGTAACCGGAGAACAAGCAATGATGTTCGAGAACCCGTCGATTGTTATTGACGACTGGTTACGGGTAGCAGGTGCTAACTCACTAATGATGTCGCACTTCAACCTCCGTAACCTCGGTGCTGTCACTAAGTTAAAAGCAGCGGCGGCGGGTAAGCCGTACGATATGTCGAAAAAGGCACTGAAGAAGGAAATCAAGGGGGCGCAGAAAGAGCAAGCTGCCGGTCTGCATATGTTTGATGAGCTGGCAACAAGTCTCAAGATGAAGGGGGCACATAAGGATACCGCTAGGCATGCTTCTGAGCTGATGCGTAGCCTTGTAGTGAATGGCGGGATAGCCCCGTCTACTACAATCTCTAACTTCAGGAAGGCTGCATACATCGGGGCTATCGGTAATCCGTACGCGGCTGTACTGAGCCTCGGCGACGTGTTCAACTCTGCGATAAACTTCGGTGCCCTCAACACTATGCGGGCGCTGCCGATGGCTTTCCGCAAAGAGGGGTCTACTGTGACGGTAGCTGATGTGGGCCTTATGCACCAGTCCACGGGGGAGTTCCTCCGGGATGGGGTAGGCTTGTGGCAGGACCGATTCAACAAGGTATCGGAAGGTGCCTTTAAGGTATCGGGGTTCCGTATGATAGACCAGTTCGGAAAGAACACATCTATGAACGCGGCCATGTTGCAGAACAAACAGCTAGCGAACAAGGGTTACGCTGCCTTCGAAAAGCGATGGCGTGGGGTGTTCAAGAGGGAAGAGATACCTGCCCTTTACAGGGATGTACTGGCAGGCAACAAGAGTCCGGGCTTCACACAGATGGCGGCTGCTGAGCTTTCCAAGATGCAGCCTACTGACCTTGCGTCTCTGCCTCAGTGGTACCTAGACAACCCGAACGCCAGAGTGCTGTACATGCTCCGGACCTTTGCACTTAAACAGCTACAACAAATGGAGACTCTTGTCTATCGACAGTGGGAGGCGGGTAACAAGAAGGAAGCAACAAAGAACGCCCTTGCATACCTAGCAGTTGTGGGTGGCGGTAACGCTGCTATCCAAGAAGGACGGCAGGCAATCAAGGGAGACCAACCAACAGTGGATGGGATAGGCATGCGGTGGGTAGATCACATGCTCGGCGCTACTTCGGCTAATGCCCTGTCCTTGTACAATGTCAATCGTTCACGGGCTGAAGACAACCCCGTTTTTATGGCATCAGGTCTGGTTCCTCCGATAGGGTTAGTGTTTGCCCCGTTAGTGGACCTGATGCAAATAGCAGAAGCGGATTCAATCGACTTGAAGGAAGCCATAAAGGAGAGTGAAACATTTGGGTGGCTGCCCTTTGGTCGGCTTGTTCAAGACTGGATGAAAGATGGAGACTAATAAAACTATGCAAGAGGGTGACGACAGCCGAATATGGGAGAAGTATTACCATATTGATGCGCAGGTAAAGGCGCAGGACGTAACGCTCTCCATGCTTACAGCAGGCGTAAGCAGAATTGAACATCACTTACTTAATAAACCATCGGTTAATTTTCTAGGTTGGATATCGGCGGCGCTTGTCGTCCTCGGGATGTTCTCTGCTACCATGTGGGGCCTCGTAGAGTACGTTGAGCTACGACTCAGGCCCATCGAAGTTGCAGCCGGGATAGATCAAGCAGCTATTCTCGCGCTCGAAGAGTACCGATTCACAGACAACTTCAAAGGAGGTCTTATCACACAATACTTTATAAAGAACGATCAGGAGTTATCAAGGCACGAGGCGGAGGTACATGCACTCCGCTCTCGATTAGATAGTCTGGAAAAACAAAGAGGATCTTGACACAAAAAAAACCCGGCCACTATGGACCGGGTGAGTTACATCTACGAAAGCGTTGCATCGTGGGCGTGGTTACACACCACAGATACCCCCGCCGCAAGCAGCATCCCCATTTTCTTCGAACACCAGCCCCGCGTTGTTCTTGGCTTCGGCGTAAGAGCACACGGTCAGGGGCTGTCCTCCTCGGCTTCCATCAGGATACGCCGTAAATCCCCGTAGTCTCGGGGCATACTTCGCTAGCGTTGTAGCAAATTCTTTTACTCGTGATTCATTATTCTTTTCTGTACCCCACGAAGGCAGGTTGATCGTACTTGAGATCGCCATGTCTACGTAGTCCTGCACATCTGCTTGGAACGCCACTCGCTGTTCAAAGTTATCAACTAAGGACATGCTAGTTTCGATGCTCTCGGGATCAACACCTGTTGTGTTGATGATGTCTTCTGCGGTTGCGTCCACCACGTACTCGTACTTCCACTCTGATCCGCCAACCAAATACCTACGCTTGTAAGCAACAGCAAACAGAGGCTCGATGCCGGTAGTAGTACCTGCCAAGATCCCAATGGTTCCCGTTGGTGCAATAGCACGGTAAGCCACAGGCCGACTAATGCTAAGGCGATCACATTGTATATTAGCAGCACGTTCTGATTCCTCTTCGTATACCGTCAGCCAATGCCGGAGTTCCCGGTTCATGTTGTAGGAGTAACCCCTACGAAGCAGCCACTCGTGGATGCCCATCAGTCCAAGACCAAGTCGTCGGTTCTTACTCCGGACTTCTTCAACTTTCGCGTACGGCAACTCAGCCCTTACGGTACCGCATACAAGAAAAGCTGACGCGAGTCGGACAATGTCACGAAACTCATCAATGGTATCCACAGCTCCCATATTGATACTGCCAAGATTACACACGTCACTATCATCTTCTGATGTTACCTCTGTACAAGCGTTACGTAGTGTTTCATTCTCTTTGTCGCCGAAGTTAAAGCTGAAGCCCGGCTCTCCGTTCATCATCGCCTGCCTACAGTTAGCCACAAATATCTCGGGCAGATGACCGTTCCTTACTTGGTCGAGGAAGGCGTTGTCGTAGTTAAGGCTGATGTTGGTTTGGTCGAGGGGAGCTGAATTATTATAGTTGCTCTTCTTCGCATCCGCGTACGTGAGTCCGCTAACAATCTCTTGGTCGCCCCAGTTCTTCTGTGAGAGGAAGTCATTCGCATCCCCGTGCTGCCAGTTAAGTGAAGCGTAGATGGCGGATCGTCGAGACCCGCCCTGCATTACGTTACGTCCTACCTCGTTGATGGAGTGCATGAGGGGGAGGGGGCCTGATGCTGTACCCCCTGTTCGTCTGAGGGACGAACCAGCAGGTCGGAAAACACTATAATCGACGCCAATACCGCCACCTGCCATAAGACAATCAGACGCACGTTTTGTCAAATTTCCCCATTCTTCACGGGTATCTTGCTCTCCTTTGAGTAGGTAACAATTATTGTAGAAGCTGGCCTCCCTGCCAGCGTAGTATATGTACCTGCCACCGGGCAGGAACTGGAACGACGCAATCATCTTCTCCATCGCTTCCACATCGCTGCGGGGTACTAGGTCATACATGACCTCGTGAGCGAGTAGCTCAGCTTTCTCTGCCCATGTTTGGGTCGGTGTGTTTGCGTACTTGTGGCGGAAGATACTCTCGCCAAAAGAGTTTCTGAACTCTGTCAAATAAATTTCCTTATAGTTAGGGAAGGCTCTCTTCTAATTCCGTTTGGAGTAGGGCGAGTGCTCGCCAAGCTGCCTTCGTGGTGTGTGATATCCCGTCTGTATCCATGGTTCCCCGCTGCATCAGATGACGAACGAGGCAGTCAGCGTGATCGTTGGACTTCGGTTTGTCCCAGTGCAGGGGGGTACCCGGGTGGTGCTGCTCATTCCCCACTCGACTGCACTCCGCGATAGCAGATACAGCGAGGGGGAAGTAGTCCAGTACCCCGGTACAAACTGGCATGCTCTTTCTTGTTCGGGGGTCGTCAGGTAACATAGATTCCTATGATGCGTTTGTTAGTAGAGTGTTTGCTCGTGACCGGGCTATCACTGTCTTACGGCTACGGCTCCATGCCCCGCAGCTCTTACAGTGATATCGTTGATACTTCCCTGTCTGTGTGAACGAGAAGCCACGCTTCTCAATGTGAGTGCTGCCGCACTTAGCGCACTGCTGTACTTCAGCTTCGGAGTACACCCCTACGTTGGGGTGAGTCTGCATCCAAGGACGCAGCTTCAAGTACACTTCCTCAAGCAGTCGGACATCTTGGATGTTGTACTTCAGCATCTTACGGAAAGACGACTTCTTGCCTCGCATGCACTCATCCCAGAGGGCGAAGCCCCCTGTCTCTGCCTTACTACCAAGCCCAAGGAACTCGGCAATAAAGTTCAGCCTGTTGCTTGTGATCTTAAAGTACTTCTTTGCCTCCGCAAGTGTGTCGATCTGTTTGTAGGGGGACGGCGGCAGCATACCTGCCTTGAGGAACCGGGTGTTGATCTTCGGTACGTCGAACCGCCGTCCGTTGTGAGCGATGACAACGTCTGCCTCGTCAAGTAATTCCCAGAGGGATTGCAGCAATGCTGTGTCTGTCTTAACATCATGCAGGTGTGCACTGTCGTACAGCACTGTCCTCTTGTCCAGCCATTTAGCGGACCACGTTAAGATACGCCAGTCGTCGATAAGCCGGACGGGTTGAATGTCCTCTTTCCACAGCCCCCATATGTAGGCAACCATGGGGGCGGTCTCGATATCCAGTAGTAGGACCTTCACTATGCGGAACCTCCCCGTACCATGAGGTGAAGGTTAGCCATTACAGTTGGTCGATCAGGGAGCAATACATTCAGAAGGTACCCGGAAA